TAGCGTTAGACAAGACCAATTGAAGTGTGGCATTGTCAATACGTGAGAAGTTGCATGTGCCTGAGGGTTGGTGTTCTTCAGGTCTCAAAGCAAAAGAGTACACGTTGATACCTTCATCAGGGCAACGGGTGTGTGCTTGGTAAGGTTGGACCCAAGAGAAGTAAGAACCTTCACGCTCAGAGAAGCGATCTTGGCCGTTAAGTTGGAGCTTAGCGGTGACAACAGGGTTTTGGCCCCAACAATGCATGTCCAAAGAGGTTTCAGACATAACAAAGGTACCAGCATCAGACACACCAGAGTTCTCAAGGTGAGAGCCAGTGGTTTGGAGAAGCTCAACAATATTGCTAGGGGTTCCAGCGGGCAAAAGAACAGCCTCACCACCAAGGTTAGCCTCATTGTAAGGGTTAGAGGGTCCGTGCCAGTATCCAGTGAAACCAGACACACCAAGTTGCTCGGGATTGTAATCCAAAGCACCGGCATCATTGAAAAGACCACGGGCATCAATGAAAGCACGAGAGTCAGCAGCAACAGATGCGGGACCACCAAAAGCATGGATAGCATTAGGAAGAGCATCAATGGCATCAGTGTAGTTGAAGGGTTGAGCACCAAGAACCTTGAACAAGAGAGCATCACAAGTCAAAGAAGAACAGTAGTCAACGTTTTGATCGGGTTGAACAACCCAGATGAGCTCCTTAACGGGGTGGTTAAAGTTCAACTTGATCTTGTTGCTGGAAGAACCAACAGACTCATCACCAGTGAATTGGAGTTGAGTAATCAAGTATTCATGGGGGTTTTGGGCCATTCTGCGGCGCTCATCAGTGTCCAAGAAGACGTAGTCAACATACAAAGAGGCAGCAACCAAAGATTGATTGTAAGCAATAGTGGCAGGAACGGGTTGACCAACGGTATTTTGACCAGAGCGGCCAGAATAAGGATTGGTGTTGCAGTTCAAGGTAGTAACGGCCCACAAGCACTCATCAATAGGGCGGATATCAAGATTGATCTTGACTTCGTGGTATTGAAGGGCAATCAAAGGCAAAGCAAGACCGGGGTTGGTACAGAACCAGAATTGAAGAGGAACGTACAAAGTGGTCTCAGGAAGAGCGTTACGGGGAGCACAAACTTGACGAGGAGCCAAAGAGTCACAAGGGGATTCAACATCAGAGAAAGAAGGATCAGTGATGAAGGTAAGTTGAGTGGTGTTACCAATCATCTTGAAGTAACCACGGTGTTGTTCAGAGGTCATAGTAAGTTGGTTCCAGATGTGCATCCAGTCACCATATTGACGATCAATACGTTGACCACCAATCTCAACTTCAACTTGGGCAATAAGTTGCTCACCGGGGAAATCTAGCCAACGAGCATACACACCGGTGTTTTGGCCGGTAGAATAGTTTCCAAGACCCATAAGTTGGTTGATCTCGGGAAGAGTAACTTGTAAATAAGTACGGTATGCCAAATCTCCGTTTCTGGAGATGACACATTGTACACGGCGACCGAAGTCAGCTTGTCCATTGAAAGTTTGTTCAATAGATTCAATAGCAAAGTTAGTATATCTACGATAAGTAACTTTCCAAAAAGTAATTTGAGGATTACCTGTAAGGTAAACATCTTGCGATGATCCCTATAATTTCTTATAAGGCCAGAGTACACCTTAAGAACTTTCAAGTGTTGCTAGCACTATCATTAAGTCCCGACTACCGTCTACTCGTTGAACGTTCAACTTATTTCTGCATTTTCAGCATTTATGTAATTCAATGCTAATTTTAATTTTTCTTCCATCGTTATTGATTTGCTTAAAAAAGACTTTGATTTAAGCGTTGGATGACTTGAAATTCTATATCCTTCCTTTCCAGAATTATCAGTATAATGTCTTATATATTTTGGTAACTCATTATCTTCTGATCTTTTTCTGATGCGTTTTGGATATATTTTTCCTTTATTTTTACCAATCATACTATCACGTTTTAATATTTGCGTTTCTTCAGTCTGTTGACAAAAATTTCCTCCATTTGTTAAATTATAACCATTAGGACTTAGTGTATTTAATTCTAATATATATTCTTTTTCATATTTATTTAATTCTTCTACTAAACACTCTTTTAACAGTTCTATTTTGAAACTCTCATAACCATATTTTCTAATAGAGTTATTTAACAGTCTACAGTAGTCTTTTGTTTTAGAATCTCTAATATGATCTTTCCATCTACTAATATATCCCCATTTTTTGCCATTTTTTAATTTCTTTACAGCTTGTCCGATATATTTTTTCCCAGATGGACTAGTCAAACAATAAATATCACCTAATTCCATAATTATAGTATAATTTAAACCAATAACTTTAAATTGTTTTCGAAATAAGTAGCTTCGCTGCGGATTATCCAATCTTCAATGTTTTTACTATGCCAAACGGTCTCTCTCCGCTGGTATTATATATGTCATCATATATAAGAAGTAATTGAAGCTCTAAGGAAGTCCCCGCAATTTGGAAGTCTTGCAGAACCCATAATTAATTTGTATCATATTTATTTTAATTCTATGTTTCTACTAGCGAGTTATATGATAAATATAAATTTCATATTTATCCACATATTTACACTGTTTTCCCATTATGGCGATATGCGACCCATAATAGCAGCTCACTGTTGATGCCCAAGATATTGGTTAAGCACCATAAGCGACTAGTTGCATTAATCCACCTCCCATTTTATAATATCACTGAAGAAAAAAATTTTTTGGATTTTAATTTAATTAAAATTAATTCAAATTATATTTTAAATTTCAAAAAAAAAATAATTTTATAGAACTTTCAGACCTTGGTTATTTTACACCTAAAATAGTGCTAAAATATATTTTTTTAAAAAATTCAGATAAAATTTATTTTTAAATACATAAAATTCGGTTTTTTCTAAATGAAATCATATGGTTGGTTTTGTTTTAATATTTTTGTATATTTCTTAATATACAAAAATATTTCTTAAATTAATGTATTTTCATTGTTTTATATTCTCTCTAATATTTTATATATGACTGCATTTTACATATTTAAAATTTATAAAAATGTAAAATTAAGGAAACAGCTTATCCATATCTAAATTGGTTTTCATAAAATTTATTAAATAGGAATCTTCAAATACTTCTTTTTTGCCCTCGTGGTTTTTTGTGAAAACATATGAATCATTACGTTTTTTTACACTCCAACCTTGCTCTATAGAATTAAAAAGTAAAAGCATTTTTTTGTATTTAATAAAGTCCAACGTAATTTTATCGTTTTCTAAATCTTTTAAAGAATCAACATTTATATTGATATCCATTAAATAGTTTCTAGAAAAGTTTTAATTAAATTTAAACTATTATATTTTTATTGAAATATTATTTGGTTTTATTTTTAATTAAATAACTTTTAATTATAATATAAAAGAATATATGCCAACATTTAAACCAAAATCCAATAAAAAAATAAAATACAATAAAAAAGCTTCAGTTACACTTGATACAAAGCACAAAGAATTCTTAAATGAGTTTGTTAAATATGATGTAGATGTTATACCTGAATTAAAATTAGAGAGACAAGAAATTAAAGAAAAAATAATAAATGAAATTGATACCATTTCATTAGAGCAAAGGTTAAATTTGGAAGATAAAATAAATGAAATAACAGAAAAAATAAAAGAAATAAAAAACAGGAAAAAAAATTATTTTTTAGATAATTCAAAATATATTTTTGAATACTTTGAAAATAAAAAAAACATTTCTACCGGAACTACAGCCCAAATTAATACAAATAAAACCAATTTAGTTAATTCTTTTTTTAAAATTAAAAATGAAGATAATATAAATGATTTAGAGCTCATAGAAAATAATAATATAGTCAAAAAATATTTAAGTAATATTGATGATACTTTTCTTGATGTAAATACTTTTATTTGCCAATCTGATATTTGTCAAAATTGTCATAAAGGGGAGCTCATACCTATTGAAGAAGATGGCGTACTTGTGTGTAATAGTTGTTCTATAACTATACCTTATTTAATTGAAAATGAAAAACCATCCTATAAAGAACCGCCAAAAGAAGTGTGCTTTTACGCATATAAAAGAATTAATCATTTTAAAGAAATATTAGCGCAATTCCAAGGAAAAGAGACCACACAAATTCCATATGATGTAATTGAAAATATTAAACTTCAAATCAAAAAAGAGAGAATTGACATGAGTGAAATAACAAATATTAAAACTAAAGAAATTCTTAAAAAATTAGGATATAATAAATATTATGAGCATATACCATTTATAAAAGATAAGCTTGGTATTAAACCACCTATTATGAGTCAAGAATTAGAGGAGACACTCTGTAATTTATTTGTTGAAATACAATCTTATTATTCCAAACATTGTCCAGAAGACCGTGTTAATTTTTTAAATTACTATTATACAGCATTTAAATTATGTGAGCTCCTAGGTGAAGACCAATATTTAGAACATTTTCCTATGTTGAAAGACAAAGAAAAAAGAATTGAACAAGATAGCATTTGGAAAAAGATTTGTCAAGAATTAGATTGGGAATTTATACCTACTATATAAGCAAACGGATTATGTTGGTTTATAAGGAAATAAGTTTAATTCACGTGTATTATATATAGACAAATTCGGATCATAAGAATTTGCTCCTATACCATTTCCATAACACGTGCCACCTTTTTGTTTCTTAGTTTTAATACGGGCATTACGGCGTCTTTTAGTAGTTCTATGTTTCTTGCCTTTTACAGTTTTGCGATTGATTCTCTTATTTAATTTATATTTTCTTGTTTTTCTTTGTTTCTTTCCACCATGTTGACCTTCTCCATCAAATGTATAATTTTCCATATCTGGATAACTTATAGTAGACATCTCAGAAGCATTAGAAATATTAGAAATATCAGAAATATTAGACATATCAGAAGCATTTGAAAAACGGATAGAATCAACCAATGTATCATCATCAAAATCAATTGGAGTTACATTTAATGAACGTTCTTCATTATTAAAATTATTTAATGTTGTCGTTTGTTCACTATAATTTGGATCAGTTATGTGACTAATAATATCCTCTAGTTGGTGAAACGCAATACCATTATTTTGCCATTCTTCAATATAATGTCTAAAATATTCTTCTTCCCAATTAGATAAAAGTGTTTTAAGCTCTTCTATTTGGTCAGGTGTATACACAACACGATCACCACCGTACATATAATTCATAGATTTAGTTGACATAATATATTACAGTTAGATTAAATATATTATGTTGTAGTTATTTTATTTTATAATACTTGTAATTTATTTCCATTTTTATCAAAAATCCATATTTCATATTTATATGCTTTTATTTTTTTTACTTTTATTTTTTTTTCCTCCACGCATAACTCCTTGTTCTTCCCTTATTAATCTTTGTGTTTCTTCTTTTACTTGTGGGTCTTCTTTTAATGTTTCATATTCTTCTTTTACTTGTGGGTCTTCTCTTTGTTTTTCTTCTTCTTGAACTTTTCTTATTTCACTTAGTGACATAATTGATTTTTTGTATCTTAATCTTAAAATATTTTCGTATAATTCAATATGACATTCTAAATATTTTGGAACAGTATCTATGAAATTCGTAGAACTCAAAACATCTCC